CTGTACGGGTAATTGCTTCGACATAAAGAGTGTCGGCAGTCAGGCCGAGAGTCGGACGGGACAGTCCTGTCACCGGATCGATCAGCAAAGCAGTCTCTACTTCCGTCAGCAGACCGGCAGACGGTATGCCGTCAGTCCCGCTATCAGCTTCAATGTAGACCGTCCGATCCCCAGGATAGCTCGTACCCCCACCAATCGGTTTACCGCTGTACGGGTAAGCTCTCAGGACTCCTGCAACCTCTTCTGCCCATATCTTGTGGTCGGTGGCATTCGATCCACCGGTTGTCGCTCTCATGGCGAACCGTACCCGACTGCGGTAAGCGGTATCGGTTTCAGTATCGGCACCGGTTATTGTCAGAGCGGTCACAGTTGCTACCGACTCAGCACCAGCTATCGGGCTGACGATATTGAGGGTGTCACCGACTTGCAGGTTACTGGCAACACCAGCAAACTCGGAGGTCAGACTGAGGGTCGCTACGCCAGCGGCAGCAATGACAGTAGCAGTTGAGTAGTAGATAATACCGTTGGCAGGACAGACAAAGGTAGCGGTCAGGGGAATACTGGTGCCGGTCAGGGCAGGGAGGGTGACAGTGATAACCGCAGCCGTGGCTGGTTTACGGATAGTTTCGTATTCAGCACCAATCAGGTCGAGGTCAGAGCCGGTAGCAGTCAACGCAAGGTTCTGTTTGGAGCGTTCAATGCCGAATTTATACAGACCGGTCATACCGAGAGCTTCAATAACTGCCAGCACCCGCAAGAAAGCTCTCTCCGCTACCGGGGAGGTCTGACCGAGAGCCGCTTCAAGTCGTGCAAGGTTCTGGTCTGTCAGTTCTTGAGTTGTCGGAATGGTCAGAGACATCAGTTTATCACCTTCCTGTATGCCGGGTCAGCCACCTGGAATGACCAGTTACCGTTATCGCGAGCAAGAACGACAGCACCAAGTCTCTCACTCTGTACCAGAACATTCAATCGGTAGCCGGTAGGGTTGGTCACTGTGACCGTCACCTTGCCGAGAATAGGAAGAGCCAATGCCCGTTGTGCTGCGTTCCTGATACGGTCAAGAGCTTGTCGGGTGAGCGGCTGATTGCAGGTAGTCTCGAAGTCACTGCCGATAGCCGTAGCCATAAAACGATTACCTGCCCACCCTTTGCTGGTAAAGAGGGAAATCATCACCAGATTTTCCAAACCATGATCAAGCAGGGGTTGTCCACCGGTAAACTGTAGACGGGAGCCATCGGGTCCGAGAATTAACCGAGGGTCAGCCATCAGACCGGTGCTCCCGTATTACCGCCACCGGTCTGGACGCCACTGTGAATGTGACCGGTGCCCGACTTGCCACCGAAGGTGACGTTGGTCGTACCGACCACCAATGGAGCTGTCACCGACACCTCACTGACTATCGGGCAGTCAAAATTGGCTGACACCCCAGAGAAGGTAAACACCCCGGCAGGACTCATGGTAAAGCTGGCAGCACCGTTGTCGGCAAGCACAGTGCCGTCAGGACTCAGGGTCAGACTGGCTACCGGACCTGCCAGAGCAATAGTGCCGTCAGGTTGCAGTTGTATGTCGCAGATAGCGGTAGCGGTTGCAGGATCGACCGCATAGAGTCGTTTGCCACCGACCGCCATAATCGGGACAACACCGTCATCGGTCCCTGCTGCCAGTTTGAAGCCCTGACCAGCAGGGAGGAGCAGCACCAGTGAGCCGTTAGGGGGATTGACTTCTTCCCCTGCCTGACCGACCAACTGCACTGTCTGAACATCCTCATGGTCGGTAATCTGCACCTGAAGCAGACGCACCGCAGGCCCACCGGACTCCCGGTTGACCTCTGTATGTCTACCTGTGACGATACCAACGCGAGTGGATGACATAAAAATAAAATTCTTTCTTGACAGGTCTGTCAGTTGTGGTACTATAATTATAAGACTACTGCCACACATCCCCGATGTCTTTACCGGTGTAAGCCTGTGGTGGCACTAAAGATAGCACAGCATACCGCTTATCTTCAAGGATAAATTCGACCTGTCTAATCAGAAAGTTGAACCCTTGAGGTACGCTTAAAGTTGCACTGACAACCGTGACTAAAGTATTGGTTTCCCACAGTTTACCGTTGGGAGCATACCAGCCGTCAACCGGTAGCTGAAAAGTCAGAGCTTCGACAAAGCCTTTATTTTTACGCCACCGGGCTGCGATTTGCACATTGCCGGGGGTGGTGTCATCGGCTCGGAAAGCCATGAACCGACTGAGTGGGACATGGGGATCGACCTCAGTGAAAGTGACAGCCGGTACGCTGGTTGCTTCAGTCACCCCCCACAGAGGAACAGCCAACTGAGCACCGGCAGAGATGCACTTGTACTGATTGAAGCGTTTGCGCCCATCGTAGGTCGCTTTCCACTCAAGGACTCCCGGCTCTCCTTCTCGCAGGGTGCCGACTGACGTACCGGTAGTGACAGCCTGGTGGAACAGCAGGTCGCCCTGAGCCGTACAGGACACCAGCAGACCCCGTTCGGTTGCCAGCTTCGAGAGGTGACTGAAGACGGTATCGGACTCATGACCGGTGGTACGAGCAAACCGCCCACCGCTCGGAGTCTTGAAGATCGCATCGATACCGTTGTGGTGCATCATCTCTTTTGCCAGATTTTCCAGCAGGACGTTGTTGCGCTCGTAGGGTGGCTGCACATGGCTGTCAACCATGTCTGCCGTGTGGGAATAACCGATCATCTCTTTGATTCGACCACTGTTGGTCAGAGAAGGGGAAATGGTGTAGAGATGACCATTAACTTGCAACTCACCACCGATATAAGCAGACGACCGCTGGAAGCCGTAAGGCTTTGTAGCATCATCCAGAGTGATGTTCTCACCAGGGTTCCACGGCATTGTACCCGACCATGCGTCAGCTGCGGTGTCCATCGTGCGAATAATCCGCATGGCGGTCAGCCGCAGCTCGACACCTTTGACGATAATAGTTATTTCGTTGGGGTCTTTACCGGGCAGACGTTCGGGTGCTCTCACACTGCCACCGAGCACCAATGAGGGTGGCAGGACGATAGACTCTCCCTTGCGAACCACGCTGGTCTTGCGGGACTTGTTGGCACCCCAGATTAAAGCAGCTTTGGTCGGATCGCCGTAAGCCCGTGATGCTATTTCTTCGAGGTCAGTATCTTCGTCGGCAGTCCATGATTTACCGGGGGTCGGTCTGCTCACAGGTACACCACAACTTCCCGACCGGCAGGCAACAGGAGGATGTCGTTGCCCTTGAGCCTGTTGCTGCTGATAAAGACATCAAGGTCAACACCTTCGGTCAGAGCGATTTCTACCGGGCAGCGGTTGGTCTTGAGAATAAAACGTTTTGCCACAGCAAGGTCGAAAGCCCTTCGTAAGAGCAAATCGACCATCTGAGCATTCAGTTTAACAAGGTCCGTATAGGCACCGGACTGACTGAAATAACGACTCTCGACCTCGTTCCCAACCCACTGTGACTGTCCGGCGTCCAGAGTGGTAGTGATGGTATTGAAAGTGCTCGTCACCGTGTCAATCAGCGACAAGGCTTCTTCCTTTGTGGTCAGGTCGCTGTCAATGATTGCTTTGTTGATACTGACACTTGCAGTCGTAGCAATCAGTTCTTTGATAACTGTATCGTTGACATTGTTGTCAGACAACCCCAGAGCGTCTTCAATCAGATTGGTGTAATAGTCCAGTCTGACATCGAGATCGGTGCGAATCTGTCCCGGCAGGTCAATGAGGGTCTGAACCTGACCAGCCAGAGCCATCACACTGAGGGTTGCTGCCTCCAAACCGGTCTGAATGCCCCGATGCACACTTTCCACCGCAGCGTTGACCTCTGCTACCGTTTGCGTGACCGTACTGAGAACCGCTTTTATTTTATCGGTTGCAGCGGAAAGACGAGCTTTGAATTTTGCCAGAGTCGAAGGTTTCTCAATCCCCACTCCCTCAACAAACTGGTCAGCGGATTTTTCCATAACGACTGCTGCCGTTGCCTTGGCTTCAGCACCAAGCTGACTGATTGACGTGACGACATGATCCCCCATCGGCTCCAACCACTCAGTCTTCAGTGCCGAGATATTGGCATTCTCAACCGGGTCAATCTCTTCGCTGACTGATACGAGTTGAAGGGTCTTGACACCCTTGGTGGGATGGTTGACCGTCCAGACACCCCGCAGCCGACAGGCTTCATAGAAGCGTTCAGCTTGCAGGTCGTGGTCTGGTCCCTCAAAGAAGAAGGTGATCGGGTAGTTATCAGCGGTCACGTCTAGGTCTTGAATCATGGAGCCGGGGTAGAACGGATAATCGAAGACACCGAGCTTCTTGCTGACCGAACGGCTGTCACCCTTCCAGTAGGCAATAAATTCCTCACCAGCCGGTGATACCAGCACAATTGCTTGCTGTAGACGGTCTTTCCAATTTGCCATCAGTTCGCCCCTAGCATATTGACATTGAAACCGGGTGCCGATTGCGGTTGAGTGAAGGTGCTGCCAGGAGGAGCATTGATGTCAAGGCGACCGTAGAAATTGGACTGCTGACGGCTCTGAGCTTCACGCTGGTTGGGAGCAGCAATGGTATCGGTGGAAGGGAACTGCATATTACTGATAGCCGAACCGATTCCCATGTAGGATCGAACCAAAGCAGATTGCTGACTATCAGGAGCCCGACCGGTGACAACCCCGTTGCTGTCGGTGGTCAGCCGTGGCACCAGACCCATAGACTGAGCAGCCCGACTGATGAAGTTATCCTGACCAGTAAAGAGCGACTTGCCTGCCTGCCACACGGCTACAATAGCACCAGCAGCCAGAGCAATCGGCCACAGTGCTGCCGACAGACCGGCGCACTGAAGGGTGAGCATCGGGAGAATACCAGTCATGCCGGTCAGACCGGAAACCATACTGGCAATCGGCATTCCGATCATTACCAGCTTCCAGCCGAGGAAGACTTTAGCCAGAGTGGGGATGTATGGCATAAACGGCTGAAGGATTGACCATAGACCCTTCACCACATCCAAGGTCATCTTGATACCCTCAATGAATGGTTTCGGGTCGAACTTGGCGAAAGCCAGTGTCAATGCTTCGATTCCTGTCTTGCCATCCATCTCAAAGGCATCGAGGATCTTGAAACCAAACTCCTTGACCTGATTGCCGAGAACGTCCAGGCGATAACCTAGTCCTTTTTTCAGCTTGTCGTCCATACGCTGATTGGCACCGGTTGCGTCAACAAGGGCTTTCTCGTACTCTTTGACGGCATCGATGTTCTTGATCAGGCCGATAACACCGGCCATGCCGTATTTACCAAAGAGGCGGTCAAATATCTGGGTCATTTCCGGGGTACGAGCAAGACCCTTGGCGTCCAGCTTGTTACCTATATCCCCCATGATGTCCGACAGTCGCCGGAACTTACCCATGTTGTCGGTAATCTGAATACCATTTGCTGCCAACTCTTTCTGCACATCAGCCGAGCCGATATTAAGGATGGCCCTCTTCAGGCTGGTAGCAGCCATAGACGCATCGATACCGGCTTTGTCGATTGCCAAACCCATTGCTATCATCTCTTCAGGAGTGGTGCCAATCAGACTGCCGACCGGAGCCGCAGTTTTGAGGGTTTCAAAGAGGGTGGTCAGATCACCGTTGGCGATATTGGAGGCTTTACCGAGCATATCATTAAGACGAATATGACTGGTAATCTGTTTGTTGGTGTCTTCACTCCTCATTCCAAAGGCACCGAGGAGACGATTGGAATACATGATCGATTCAGCAAAATCCGTATTGGTAGCAGAAGCAAGTTGCAACTGTGACCGCAGAACACCGGTAGCGGCAGCAGAAGTAAAATCGGCTTTTGCCAACTCATTCATGACTTCCGCTGCCTGTGCTGCTGAAAATTTCGTTCCAAGAACAGCATCACGGGTGGTCTTTTTCAGACCAGACACCCTTTGGTCAAAGTCAGAAACCTCCGTCCCTATATCCTTGAACCTGGCTGCTGCACCAATCAGAGTGTCGTCCAGATCGATAAAGTCCCGATTGACTGCCTGTATGCCGTTGGCTATCCGATCGATCCCACCCCGAATCAGGTTTGCTGCCAGAATCCCTTTAACCACCGTTCCGAACTGATAACCGGCTTTAGTGGCATTCCGCATAGCTGACGCTGAATCGTTGGCACCCCTGGTTGCTTTTCGATTGAACGAATCCGCTGCCCTCTCCATGCGCTGATAAGCAGGAGTAACTTCGTCCTTGGCAGTAAATTTTGTTCCGACAGCATAATCAGGGATTGCCATTTTATTTCCTCTGCATTGCCGCTATCTCTGCATTGACAATCTTTTCATGCACAGAAAACCAGTAGCGTAGTTCAGCATAACCTTTGTCAATGGGGTCAACACCCCGATAGAATGTTGACTCCATTGCCTCTGTCAGCCGTTCTACGCAGTCATAAAAACCGTTCCGAGGACTTCAACAACACCAAGGTCAATCGCCGGGAGTTTTTCGATAGCACCCTTACCGAGTCCACACAGCGAACCCATGAAAGCATATGTGCGACTGTAACCGGCTTTCGGATCGAATTTCTCCATTGC